TCCAGCAAATGTCATTCTCTATTGATCGTGTAACAGTAACAGCTAAGACACGTGCACTCAAAGGTGAGTACTCAATGGAATTGGCTCAGGATCTTAAAGCCGTTCATGGTTTAGATGCTGAAACAGAACTTGCTAACATCCTCTCACAAGAGATCTTGGCAGAGATTAACCGCGAAGTTATCCGTACCATTTATTTTGGTGCAGAGCACGGAGCACAACATAATACATCAACAGCTGGTGTATTTGACCTTGACGTTGACTCAAATGGTCGTTGGTCAGTTGAGAAGTTCAAAGGTTTGATGTTCCAAGTAGAACGTGATGCGAATGCAATTGCAAAAGCCACACGTCGCGGAAAAGGTAACCTCATCATCTGTTCTTCAGACGTTGCTTCTGCTCTAGCTATGGGTGGAATGATGGATGGAAGCGGAGTTGATGACACAGGTAACACATTCGTTGGAACACTCAACGGGCGTTACAAAGTTTATGTTGATCCATATTTCAGTGCGTCAGCAACTAACTTTGTATGTATTGGTTACAAAGGTGCATCCGCTTATGATGCAGGTATTTTCTACTGCCCATACGTTCCACTACAGATGGTTCGTGCGGTTGGTGAAAGTTCCTTTCAACCAAAAATTGGTTTCAAGACACGTTACGGAATCGTATCCAATCCATTTGGACACGCCGATGGTGACGGAACAATTGATGCCAATGGTAACTACTACTACAGACTTGTCAGAGTTGACAATCTAATGTAAGTTAGACTTTAGGACTCGCTACCCCTAAAGGCCGTAAAAGAGTGACTACTTAATTGTGGTCACTCTTTTTTTTTGTCCTGACTAAATAATATAGAAAGGATATTCCATTTATGTCTGCATTACAAAACCAACCAGATAATATCAGTTTTTTAAGTCCTATTGGATTTAAATTTCAATTAAACAATTTTCCAGATGTAAACTATTTCTGTCAATCTGCAACTTTGCCTGGAATTTCTATAAACACTATTAGTGTTCCTACACCATTAAAAACTATAGAATTATCTGGTGATGAAGTACAATTTGAGGAATTATCAATAAAGTTTATAGTAGATGAAAATATGAAAAATTGGTTATCAATTTATGATTGGATTGTTGGTATTGGATTTCCAACATTAGAAGGTCAAGAAAAATATAAAAAATTAAAAGCAGATTCAGAGTTGACTACTGATGCAACTTTAACTGTTTTAACAGGAAATATGAATCCACAGATAAATTTTAGATTTAATGAATGTTTCCCACTAAGTCTTTCTTCAGTTGCATTTGATAGTGGTGGAACAGATATAGAATATGTTACCGCAGATGTTTCTTTTCGTTATGATGTATACACAGTTGAAAACTTATTGAACAACTAGTACGAAAGAATCAGTTTAATTATTATTTAAGGAGGTGATTTGAAACTTGAAGATATTCAAGAACTTTGGCATAGAGATCGTGAAATTGATTATACAGAACTGGGCACAGAGTCTATTCGTATCCCACTAATTCACGACAAATATCTTAAAATTTTTACAGATGAAAGAATCAGATTAAAGGGAGCTGAGTTTGAACTATCTAAAATGGTTCGGGCTAAGACTGAGTATTACTCTGGTAAAATGTCTCAAGAAGAACTTGAACGGCGTGGATGGGAACAATATTTGGGAAGACTTCTTAAAAACGAAATTACTAACTATATTGAATCGGATGAAGATGTAATTAAATTAAAACAACAATTAGTAGTCTTACAGGAAAAAGTAAATTACCTAGACTCCGTTATTAGGATGATAAACAATCGGGGATTTCAAATAAAGAATGCTCTAGATTGGTTAAAATTTACAAATGGAAATAATTAACATATCTAAAAAAAATGAAGTCTACATCAAAATAGATTCTGAAGCTTCAACTGCTCAAGAGATTTGTGATCATTTTACCTTCATGGTGCCAGGCTATACTTTTATGCCAGCATATCGTAATAGAATTTGGGATGGTAAGATAAGACTTTTTAATGTTCACAATCGTTTACTTTATGGAGGATTACTTGAACATCTATGTAAATTTCTTTACACCAGAGATTATAAAGTTAAGTTTGATTCAGATTTTAATAATAAAAAAATAGAAATTGAAGATGATTTTATATACTCTTTAAAGTTACCAGTAACCCCTAGAGACTATCAATTAGTTGCTGTCAATCATGCGTTAACTCATCATAAAACACTCTTACTTTCTCCAACAGCTTCTGGTAAATCTTTGATTATATATATACTAATAAGGTATTTGAATTTGAAGACTCTTATCTTAGTTCCCACTACATCTCTTGTTTCTCAAATGTACAATGATTTTAGAGAGTATGGATTTGATGTAGCAAATAATTGTCATACAGTTTTTGCTGGAAGAGACAAAGGTTCTGAGTTGCCTGTTATAATATCAACATGGCAGTCAATTTATAAGATGAATCAAAAATACTTTGAACAATATGAACTTGTGATTGGAGATGAGGCTCATGGCTTTAAGTCAAAATCTCTTACATCTATAATGACCAAGTGTATTAATGCAAAATATCGTATAGGAACAACTGGAACATTAGATGGAACACTAACTCATAAATTGGTACTAGAAGGGTTGTTTGGCAAGGTTTACAAGGTCACCTCAACAAAGAAGCTTATAGAGAGTAAACATCTATCACCTTTTACTATCAAAACTATATTACTAAAGCATCCAGACTCTATATGTCATGATCTTAGAAATATAAGTTACCAAGAAGAATTAGATTATTTGGTAAATTCAGAGGCAAGAAATAATTTTATCAAAAACCTAGTTCTAGATTTAAAAACTAATACACTTCTTTTATTTCGTTTTGTTGAAAAACATGGTAAATTACTTTACGATGCAATAAAAGAAGAATCAACTGATAGAACAGTTTTTTTCGTTTATGGAGGAACAGATGGAGACACAAGAGAACAAATCAGACACATTGTGGAATCAGAACGAAATGCCATCATCGTTGCGAGTTATGGTGTATTTAGTGTTGGCGTCAACATTAGGAATTTGCATAACATTATTTTCGCTAGTCCTTCTAAGTCTCGTATAAGAAATTTACAGTCAATAGGTCGAGGTCTTAGAAAATCCGAAAATAAAGAAATAGCTACTTTGTATGATATTGCAGATGATTTATCTTATGGTAGTCGTTTTAATTATACATTAGATCATTTTGAGGAAAGAAAAAAAATGTATAAAGAGGAAAATTTTGAAACGGCAGAATATTTTGTGCAACTAAAAACTTAATAAAATGATTTATTTAACCCCTACACGAGTAGTATATCATTTGTCAAGAGCTTTGTCAAGTGGTTGACAGAATTTGTTTATTATGGTATAATGTATGAAATAACAGCTACAAATAAGGAGGCAAGTTTGGCAAAACCTAAGTCAGTTCATTACATAGATAATGAAAAATTTTTAAAAGAAATGATAATTTATAAAAGAGAATTTGATGAAGCCAAAGCTAGAGATGAACAACCACCAATGATTTCAGAATATCTTGGTGAATGTTTCATGAAAATAGCACAAAGACTCTCTTTTAGACCTAATTTTATAAATTATGCTTTTAAAGATGACATGATTTCAGATGGTATTGAAAACTGTATTCAATATATAAAAAATTTTAATCCAGAAAAATCATCCAATCCTTTTGCTTATTTTACTCAAATCATATATTATGCTTTCATTAGAAGAATACAGAAAGAGAAGAAACAACTTTATGTAAAATATAAAACTATGGAAAGTTCACCATCTTTATCTGAAAATATAGAAGTATCTGCACATGATAAAGATAAAGGATATGCTCAAGAAACAATGAATGCCGACCAAAAAACAAATATGTACAATTTTATTAAAAATTTTGAAGACTCAAAGAAAGCAAAGAGCGCAGCTAAAAAAACACCTAAAAAATCTAACCTTGAATACTTTATGGTAGCATGACAGAAAAATATTTTACTTCTGGTGGTGAGATGAAACACAAAATTGCCATAATAACTGACACGCACTGGGGTGCACGTAATGACAGTCAAGTATTCGCAGAATATTTCAAAAAATTTTACAAAGAAATATTTTTTCCTACCTTAGAAGAACGAGGAATCAGAACTGTTATTCACATGGGAGATGTTGTTGATAGACGTAAGTTTATTAATTTTAAAACCTCACATGATTTTAGACATAAGTTTATGAGGAGACTATGGGAAGAAAAAATAGACACACATATTATAATAGGTAATCATGACACTTATTATAAGAACACAAACGAAGTAAATGCTATTGAAAACCTAAACATAGGGCCTGATATAAAAATTTATACACAACCTAGAGAGGTTGACTTTGATGGCACACTTATACAATTTTTACCTTGGATATGTGATGATAACTATGATGACTCAATACACGCTATAGATCACTC